ACTTTGCTGGAATATGCAGAGACACAAGCTAGGATTTATGGTGCTGATCGTGCTCAGCGCAGGATTACTGCTCAGGGTACTGCTGACTATGCAATTCAATTACAAAAATTGAGCGTGTTAACTGGGAAAAGAAGAGATCAAATTGCTCAAGAACTGAATCAAACATTGTCTGATAGTAGATCGAGAACTGCCATAGCTGCTATAGATAGCAGCGACCGAGATCGTTTTGTGGCTAACTTAATGCAATCGGGTCAATTGTTAAAGACTGCAATTGTTGATATGGCTGATGGGTTACCGAATAATGAAATGACACAGGGTCTTTGGGGATTGAGTAAAACATTTAGAAATGAAGCTGCGAATGTTAAAAAAATGTCAGATTTGCAATTTAATAATTTTAAAGCACGGGTTCGTAACGATGTAAACATATTCGAGACTGCAAATAAAGACCAACTTCAAGGGCTAATGAATAGTAATTCCAAAGTGGCTGCGGTAATAGATGTGGCATCTGAGCTATATAACGAGAGACTTCTTACAGACGAGCAGTTCAACAGACAACAAGATGAAATGCGTAAAGCACAGGGACGTGACAACTCAATATTAACTTTTGCTGAAACGGTGAATCGCATTCGTGGAGATTTGCAAGTTGCATTCATTGACAGTGGTATATTTGGATTAATTGAAGATGGATTTGAATCATTGGCAGATTTCTTTACCAGTGATGATGGTGTAGAGTTGATGAAAACATCTGTTAACAAGCTAGCATCATTTTTTAAATCTTTCATATCAGATATGAAATCCCAGGGATTTTGGGCCACAATAACCAATTACCTTAAAGATATATTCTTAGGAAAAGAAGTTGATGTTGACCCTAGAGATTTGGAATCTAGTATACAAAGACAAGGTGGTGTTTTGGGAGCAATGACTGATGGGATTAAAAAATTATTTTCAGATAATGGAATTATTCAATCTGTTAAAGATGGCACGAGATCACTATTATCAGGTTTTTCAACTGAGTTTAGTAATTTTTGGAATAGTTCTGAAAGTCAAGAAATGCGTAACACTATCAAAAATTTATTTGAAGATTTAATAAACTCAATGCATCGTGCGTTTATTAATAATTCTTTTTATAGATTATTGACAGGTGCAAGTAGGGAAGATGTGGCACTTTCTGATTTATCAAGGCCTGGCTCCGCTGATAGCAATGCTGCGCAAAATTTTGGTGAAATTGTAGGAAGCCAGTTAAGTCAATTTGCAAATATAACAGGTGAAGAACAACAAAGAGTAGCAAGTTCAATTGCAGAAATTTTACCAACTTTGTCAGAGGATCAACAAAAATTATTTCAAGAAATAAAAGACAATTCATCTATTATTCCCAATAACCAAGCTGCTATAAATGCACTTACTAGAAAAGCAGCAAGTGACCGTGGGACACAGGAACAGCGAGACTTGCTAAAATCAATTTACGGTGAACTGCGTGATAGAGGGTTACTTCAAACAGATTTAGAAAGAACTACTGCCCAAACACAGAATATGATTAATAGGGTAACTAGTTCACTTTCTGGCAATAATGAGTTCTGGGGGAATGAAGATAAAGGTCAGCAATGGGCAAGAGATCAAATAACAGAATTGAATTCTAAAATTGAGTCGTTAGGAGGCACAGTTCTTGATGTTCCAGGATTTAGTCAAGGAACTACTGGATTTGAAAATTTTGGTACTGGGAAATTAGCCATGCTGCATGGAATGGAAGCAGTAATTCCTATTGATAGTCCATTGGGAACAATGATTTCTGATTTCAATTCATCAAAAACGCAGTCTTTTAATTTAAAACCAACGTCTATTGAAAAGGGTAACTCAGATGCTCAATTATTAGTTTCAGATATTGATATAGGCCCACTTACAAATACCATTGATAATTTAAAGGACATGTTAACTGAAACTATGAAAACTTCCAATCAAGAGCTTGGTGAATCAATCAAAGAGTTAAATACACTTATGTCCAGAATGCTGATGATATTAACTCAACAAAAAGAAATTGATTCAAAAATTGAAAGAAATACAGCTAGCTTGGGAAGTGATTTAAGCCGAGGCAGAGTGACGAATATACGATGAACAGGATAAATTAAGATGAGTTGGAAAAAATACTTCACCCCAGTTAGCGCTGGAAATAACGCAAGCGGAAGCTACAGTCCACTTAGTGGCCGCGGCATTGGTTCCCAGCCTGGTCCTGCTAGATCCAATTACAGTTCATATTTACCAGATGTTTATGTGGGAACTCCCAACCGTGTTGAGCGTTATGGTCAATACAATACCATGGATATTGACAGTGAGGTAAATGCTGCACTGGACATACTTGCAGAATTTTGCACCCAGGAAAATGAACAAAACACTACTCCGTTTATTATTAATTTTAATACCCGTGCAACTAATACTGAAATTACTATCATACAGCAATACTTGCAGCAATGGTGCAAATTGCAAGATTTTGAAACAAAAATGTTTCGTATATTGCGTAACGTATTCAAATACGGTGATCAGTTCTTTATTAGAGATCCAGAAACAAAAAAATGGTTTCATGTTGATCCAGCCAATGTAACTAAAATTATTGTTAATGAAAGTGAAGGCAAAGTTCCTGAACAATACGTTGTAAGAAACTTTAACTTAAATTTTGCAGACGGTGTTGCAACCACTCCTTATGAAACAAATGGCAACATTACTGGTGGTGGCAATGGATACATTGTTGGCGGCGTTAAAGGAATGGTGGGAAATCCTAATCAATCTAGTCCTGGATCTAGATTTACTAAAACGGATGATGAACTAACTGTTGACGCAAAGCATGTGGTGCATCTGAGTTTGAGTGAAGGACTTGATAACAACTATCCATTTGGTAATAGTTTGCTGGAAACCATATTTAAAGTATACAAACAAAAAGAATTACTAGAAGATGCGATTATTATCTATCGTGTACAAAGAGCACCTGAACGCAGAGTGTTCTATGTTGACGTGGGTAATATGCCAAGCCACTTGGCAATGCAATTTGTGGAAAGAGTAAAAACAGAAATTCACCAACGACGAATTCCGTCATCGACAGGCGGTGGCCAAAATGTCATAGACAGCAGCTACAATCCGCTATCGATCAATGAAGATTACTTCTTTCCACAAACCGCAGAAGGTCGTGGATCAAAAGTTGAAACACTACCAGGTGGCACCAATCTTGGAGAAATTGATGATCTACGATACTTCACTAATAAACTTGTACGCGGCCTACGTATCCCTAGCTCGTACCTACCAACTGGAGCAGATGATGCAAGCAGCCAATATAATGACGGGCGTGTGGGCACTGCATACATACAAGAACTTCGCTTTAACACCTATTGTGAACGTTTGCAAGGGCTAGTTACCAAGGAATTTGATACTGAATTCAAGCGTTATATGTTGGACAAAGGTGTAAACATTGATACAAATATGTTTTCACTTAAATTCCAACCACCACAGAACTTTGCAGCTTACCGTCAAAGTGAAATTGATAACGCTCGTGTACCAACATATACACAAATGAGCGGTATTCCATACATTTCAAATAGATTTGCAATGAAAAGATTCTTAGGTATGAGTTCTGAAGAAATTGCAGAAAACGAACGCTTATGGAGAGAAGAAAATGATGAAAATCTAACCCCATCAACAACTGATTCAGGCGGCGAGATGAGAAATGCTGGTATTAGCAGTTCAGCAATAGGTGGTGATCTAGACAGTATGGAAGATGAAGTACCAGGTGGCGAACTTCCAATTGATGGAGGCGCTGGAGAAGCCCCAACAACATCTACTGATCAAGCAATTGGTCCATCATCAGCCCCTACAACGCAAACGGTATAAATAGTATTATGATATTACGTGAACTCTTTTATTTTGATGAAAAAACTGTTGATCCTGTTGAGGATGATCAATACGAGCCTGAGTATGACGATTCCAAAGTGGATATTGATGACACACGAAAAACACGTCTTTCATTGAAACAAATCAATAGAGTAAGAAAAGCATCTGAAGTACATTCAAAAGAAAAGATTAAAGAACTTGATCTAATCAGACAGATGTACGGCACAGCAGCAAATGCTGAAGCTGCGGGCGGAATGATTTGACCGTAGCCTTTGTATTAGGTAACGGTACAAGCAGGCGACACATAGAACTAACAGATTTAAAGTCGTATGGTACTGTTTATGGGTGCAATGCAATATATCGTGATTTTAATCCTGACTATTTAATAGCAGTTGATTCAAAAATGATTGTTGAAATTAATAGAGAACAATATCAAAATTGTACCCCAGTGTGGACAAATTACAACAAAATGTATATAAATTTTACTGGTTTCAATTATTTCAAACAAAGTAAAGGCTGGAGTAGTGGACCAACTGCACTATGGCTGGCATCAGAACACGATCATGATACCGTGTATATATTAGGTTTTGATTATCAGGGCATTGGAGAGTCAAACGAATTAGTCAATAATCTATATGCTGGTTCAGAGAATTACAAGAAAATAGATGATAAAGCAACATATTATGGAAATTGGCTTAAACAAACAGTTTTAACAATTAAAAAAAATCCTGAAAAAAGATATATAAGAGTGTTAGGTGATGAAAAGTTTATACCAAAAGATTTTTTAAATTTATCAAATCTAACACACATGACATTTGAAGAATTTAATATAAACTTCAAAAATAATTATGAAATATAGAAATGTTGCATTCTGAGTGCATTTCTATACACTTTTTTGCATATTAAGTAAATATAATATGACAGCCCCACACAGTATTTGTGTGACAAACATTTATAGGAGATTGGAATGGCAGACCGTAGTAAATTTGAAGAAATGCTGGTACGTCTTATCAACGAAGATAAGGACGGTGCAGAAGCATTATTCCACGAAATAGTAGTAGAAAAATCAAGAGACATTTATGAATCAATTCTTGAAGATGAAGCAGACATTGATGAAGAAGAGTCAGATGATCTTGACGAAGCTGATGACGAAGAAGTAGATGAGTCAGATGATGAACTAGAAGAAGGTTTTGACTTAGACGAGTTTGAAGTAGAAGCTGACGACGACATGATCGGCGGAGACCCAGCTGATGACATGATGAATGACATTGGCGTGGATGACGAAGAAGAAGGCGACATGGGTGACATGGATATGGACGACATGGACATGGACGATGATGTGCCTAACCTTGACAGTGCTTTTGATAATATTGAAGATGCACTTGAAGATTTAAAAGATGAATTTGAAAAAATGTTATCTGGTGATGACACTGATGGTGACGACGATATGGGTGACATGGGTGACATGGGTGACATGGGTGACATGGACGGAAAAGAAGGCGACGAAGGCGATATGGACTTCGACGATGAAGAAGAAGATGACGAGGAACCAAAAGAAAACTACGGTTTCGGTGAATCATCAAAGAAATCAGCAGGCGAGCAAATGCGTGAGTACGTAGAAAAAGTTGGCGGCGCTACATATAATACCTATGGTAAAATGGGTGACAACGGTGTTAACACCAAGTCAGCTGTTGCCGGAAAAAATGACATGGGTGGAACTACTGCAAACCTACGCGGTGGCGAGTCAAAGTCAGAAGGTACACAGGGTGGACTTGCAAATCCATCAGTAAAAGATATGAGTACCAAGAACATCAACGTTCCTGGCGGTAAAGCAGGTAAAACTGGATTTAAAAAATCAGAACCTGGCCATGGCGCAGAAAAAAAATCGGCTGGTGATAACGGCGACAAGTCAACAAAAAGCCCAATTAACGGCTTGAATAGTCGCTCTAAGTAAGGAAGTTTGAATGAGAAACTTACGAGAGAACTTGACATTCGACCAAGCAAAAATGGTTGTTGAGTCTGCTAACGAAGGAAAAGACCTGTATATGAAGGGAATTTGTATACAGGGCGGAGTACGCAACGCTAACCAGCGTATGTATCCTGTAAATGAAATTGGCAGGGCTGTCAAAACTCTCAGCGATCAAATTACTGGAGGATTCAGTGTTCTCGGAGAAGTTGATCATCCGGAAGGCCTTAACATAAACCTAGACCGTGTAAGTCATATGATCAGTGAATGCTGGATGGATGGCCCAAACGGTTATGGAAAACTAAAAATACTACCTACTCCAATGGGAAACCTAGTTCGCACCATGCTTGAAGCTGGTGTGAAACTAGGTGTCTCATCCAGAGGAAGTGGAAACGTGTCAGAAGATGGATCAGGCAACGTATCAGATTTTGAAATAATCACTGTGGACGTCGTGGCTCAACCCAGCGCCCCTGGTGCATACCCAACACCAATTTACGAAAATTTAATGAATTCTCGCGGAGGGTATCAGGCATATCAATTATCACAGGCAACTAGGGAAGACCCCAAGGCACAAAAATATCTAAAGGAATCGCTGATTAACATAATCAGCAAACTCCAATAACTAGGAGAAACAAAATGTTGGATGCACTGAAAACACTTTTTGAAAATAACGTAGTATCGGAAGACATCAGAGCTGATATTGAGAACGCTTGGAACGCAAAGATTGACGAAAATAAAAAGCAGGCAACTGCTCAACTTCGTGAAGAATTTGCGCAAAAGTATGAGCATGATAAAGGTGTTATGGTGGAAGCCATTGACACTTTGCTTTCCGAGCGCCTTGCAGAAGAAATTGCAGAGTTTGCAGAAGACCGCAAGCAACTAGCAGAAGCAAAAGCAAAATATGCTGTTGCAATGCGTGAAAATGCAAACCTTCTAAAAGGATTTGTTGTAAATCAATTACACGAAGAAATCAAGGAACTACACGCAGACAAGAAAGCAATGGCAGAAAATTATGCCAAGCTTGAAGAGTTTGTTGTAGAAGCTCTATCTAGCGAAATTGCAGAATTTTATGAAGATAAAAAAGATTTAGCGGAAACCAAAGTACGTCTAGTACGTGAAGCTAAAACACACTTCAATAAAGTTAAACATGACTTTATTGAAAGAAGCGCAACATTGGTATCAGAGACTGTTGCTAAAACACTCAACAATGAAATAAAATCATTGAAAGAAGATATCGATGTAGCACGAAGAAACGACTTTGGTCGTAAAATATTTGAAGCATTTTCTACTGAGTACAGTAGTTCTTATCTAAATGAGAACTCAGAGACTGCAAAGCTAATGAAAGTACTTGATCTTAAGAACAAGCAACTTGCAGAAGCTAAAGTACATGCTGCAAAGGCAATCAAAATTGCAGAATCAAAAGAAGCTGAAAGAAAGCGTCTAGTAGAATCTGCTGAGAGAGCAAAAGTAATGAACGATCTAACTGGACCTTTAAGCAAGGACCAGCGTGAAATTATGACAGACTTACTGGAATCAGTTCAAACAACAAGACTACGCTCTTCGTTTGAAAAATACCTACCATCAGTTATTGATAGTAAATCTCCAGCAAAGCAAAAGGCAAAATTAACTGAAGGCAAAGAAATTACAGGCAACAGAACCCCACAACAAATGACACAACAAGCAGACGATACAAATGTACTCGATTTACGCCGTCTTGCTGGATTGAATTAAGGAGATAATGATGTCAGAACTACTAGAATCCCGCTGGCAGGACACCAAAACTGCTCTTCTTGAAGGCCTGCAAGGCAACAAGAAGTCAGTTATGGCTGCTACGCTGGAAAATACTCGCAGATACCTTTCAGAAAGTGCAACTGCTGGTGCAACCAGTGCAGGTAACATAGCAACACTTAACCGTGTTATCCTACCAGTTATCCGCCGTGTAATGCCAACTGTTATTGCTAACGAATTGGTTGGCGTTCAACCAATGACTGGCCCAGTTGGTCAGATCCACACTCTACGTGTGCGTTATAGTGATACTGCTGCTGGCGTAACTGCTGGTGAAGAAGCACTAAGCCCATTCAACATTGCTCGTGCATATTCAGGTAACGAACTTGAAAATACACCTGCTGCTGACCGTTTGGGAGCATTGGAAGGTCAAGCTGGTAACAGAATGAGCATCCAGATCTTGAAGCAAACTGTAGAAGCCAAAACACGCAAACTAAGCGCACGTTGGACTTTTGAAGCTGCTCAAGATGCACAGTCAATGCACGGTATTGACGTTGAAGCAGAAATCATGGCAGCTCTTGCACAAGAGATCACTGCTGAGATCGACCAGGAAGTGCTACACAGCCTACGTACACTAGGTGGTACTGCTGTTGAAACTTATGACCAATCAAAAGTATCAGGTACTGCTACTTTCGTTGGTGATGAGCACGCTGCACTTGCAGTTCAAATCAACCGTGCAAGCAACTTGATTGCACAGCGCACACGTCGTGGTGCTGGTAACTGGGTAGTTGTATCGCCTTTCGCGCTTACAATCCTCCAGTCAGCAACTACAAGTGCGTTTGCACGTACTACTGAAGGTACTTTTGAAGCACCAACTAACACTAAGTTTGTTGGTACACTAAACAATGCTATGAAGGTTTATGTTGACACTTATGCAAGTGATAGTACTTCTGTACTAATTGGCTACAAAGGTCAAAGTGAATCAGACGCACCAGCGTTCTATTGCCCATACATCCCTCTAATGAGTTCAGGTGTTGTGCTGGATCCAGGTACATTTGAACCAACTGTTAGCTTCATGACCCGTTACGGTTATGTTGAACTAACAAACACTGCGTCGTCACTTGGTAACGCAGCTGACTACCTGGCAAATGTTGCAATTACTAACAGTGCTGTAAGCTTCAGCTAATTTTTAGCTAACCCTAACAAAATAGGCCCTTCGGGGCCTATTTTTTATTGACTTGTGTAAGGTTTATGTTATTGTGTATATAAGTTAGGCACACAGGAGATACAGGCAATGAAACTTACACTACGCAAAGCAAACGCTGTTCAGGCTGCAATTAACGAAGCGATCAAAGGCTTGGACCTTGATACAAACGTGACTCTTAATGAGTTTGAAGGAGTACAAGATCAGATACAATCTGTTCGTGTTCGATTCTTTGCTTCACTTAATACACGAAATGACTTGGTAACAGCCTTGTACGAGATTCGCACAAAAGTTGCACAAGCAAACGCAAGCGCAGGCATTAACGATATGCTAAGTGGAGTTGCACAAGCTGAGAAAATTATCAGCTTTAACAATATGCTGGCTGGCAAAGGCGCACAAACTTCTTTGAGAGTTCTTAACGGACAGGTTAAGAAAAATGCAGAAGCGAAAGACGAAGGCTATGGTTATAGTCGACGTGATGTAGCTACTAGCGTCTTTACAGATTCTGAAGTAGAAGGGTTCAAGCGTACTGCTGCTGAGTACAAGCGTACCAAGCAACGTCTGCAGGACGAATTGCTAGAGCGCAATGTGCAGACTACAATTGAACTTACGGCAGTAAGTGTTGCAGCATTAAAAGCAGCAGACATCGTCTAACAGGTTTTGGTAGTTAAGCGTTCAAAGCGTAAACTACCCAGTGAGGAGAAAGAGAAGAGAATAAGCGCCAGTATGGGTTTCATACGAAACAGTTCAAGGTTCTTACAACCTCAAAGCTGTTGTGCTCCAGTTTTTATTATAGCGTAATGCTTGCACTTTGATAACTGGAAATATGAAGCGTTATGCATTTTGTTTTTTGTTTTTTGCTTAGGGTGAGCGTACACCACGGCCCTTGCACATTGCATTGCTTATTACTTGCTTTCTCCAAACTGTCTTAATAGAGCTCGCTAGAAATAGCGAGCTTTTTTCTTTCTGGATAAATACTTAGTCAATAGTGTGCTGCAAGGCAGACTTATGCTGTACCCACAGCGTAGACCTAGAACGTCGATTAAGGAGAAAACAAATGGGACGTCCACTGAAGAAAGATATATTTGGAGTTGATGTGATTGGTGAATCTGATGGCACAACCCCTAACAATACTGGTGTAAGAATAGAATTTTGGAACGGATCTTCATTAGAAGAAAACGGTTCCATCATTAAACAGCGTGGTGCAAAAACTTTTGTTGTAGCAGCTGAAACAGACGTAGCGGCAGCAACAGCTGGTGCAACTGAAAACATCAAAGATACAGCAAATAAATTTACTTGTATATTACAAAATAGTACGCCAAATGCAGCAGGTGAAATGAGATTATTTGGTTACAACCCAACTAACTCAGGTGCTGAAGTAAATATTGCAAAAATTACAAAGCGTGTAGCTACTGACTTTTCAGGTAATAGATATACATGGAAATTGGTAAACGACAGTTCAAATGACTATATTGAACTAACACCAACTGCATAATAAATCAATGGGGGAGTAAAATCCCCCATTAACTGGGATTCAGACATGTCTAAATTTTTAAATATACCAAACGGTGATTACAAAGTTAAAGTTCAAGAAGGTGGAGACATCACTCTTGATACTGGATTTAATGTTGGCCAAGTTAGAATTACTGGAAGTTTAATTGTTGAAGGTGATACTACTATTGTTGAATCTGAAACACTTTCGATTAAAGACAATATTATTGTAATTAATGATGGTGAAACAGGTGTTGGTATTACATTAAACGAAGGTGGAATACGTATAGACCGTGGAAGTTTATCTGATGCATTTTTTGTATTTGATGAAGATATAACATGGAGAGATCCATCAACTGAAACTAATAAAACTGGTGGATTTGTTTTTAAAAATGAAGCAAGTACATTGGTAGGTATTCGTACTAACAGTATTAGTACTGGTGGTGGTGATTTATATTTGATTAATAGTGGAACTGGAGTTATTAGTGTAACTGGTACAACTGATTACGAGTTGCAAGTTATATCTGGTGATGACGATGTCATACCCAATAAAGCTTATGTGGATAACAAAGTAGCTGATGTATTAGAAATAATCGATCCATCAAAAATAATCGATGGTTCGTCGACTCCATCATATATTGAAGTAATAGATCAAGAAACAACTAGCAATCCTAGCATCATAAATATTGCAATTGATGATACGATTGTTGGATATGTTGATGCTACGGATGCAAGGTTACATGATATATTAATATCAGGATCAACTATACAAACTAACAATAGTTTTGGTGACTTGGTATTAGCTTCACCTGGAACTGGTATAGTGAGAATAAGTGACACATTGCAAATTGATGGGTTGCCAACTGCTGATGATACAACATTAGTACCAGTTGCTCCTGCAACCGGTACCAAATTATACATGGATGATCAGGGGACTGGTGGATCTGGGATATATTTCGTTAATGCAGAAAACACCAGAGATGAAATTATAAGTAATAACAGAGCACTAATATATAGCATGATATTTTAAGGATTAACAATGGCGATAGCAAATGCAGCAATTGCAAATACTGACACAACACTCGTAACTGTACCTGCAAGCACACGATATGCAGTTACAACAATAATGGTGTGTAATGTTTGGACTCCAAATCCAGCAGATCCAGCCGAAGGTGAAACATTTTTTGATATGCATTTTGTAAAAAGTGGAGATCCAAGAAATGACACTAACATGGTTATCAAGCGTTTAATTTTACCAGCAGGTGAAACATTTACATTTGATAGTGAAAAGGTAATACTTGAAGCTGGAGACAAGGTAGTACTTGTAGGAATTTTACCAACCAATTTAAGTGCAACTATAAGTTATTTGGAAGTATAATGAGATTAATAAAGCGCCAGACTACGAACCTTAGAAATGTTTCAGGAACGGGCATTCATTACGATGCGTTTGGACAAGTTATACTTGAAACACCCAATGTTATGTTAGTTCCAAAAGGAACAACAGCTGAGCGCCCAGTATATCCAACAAATGGTCATCTTAGGTATAATACTACCACTGATGAATTTGAAGTTTATCAAGACAGTGCATGGCGCAATATGCGTTTTAAGGAACCAACAGCAATAGTACAGCAAACACTGGGAACTGGTGACGATGATGAAACTGTTTTTGGTCCATTAGATAGCGGAGATACTACTTACCCTATTCCTGAAACAGCGCAAAGTGTCATAGTTCTAATTGAAAACGTATTCCAAATATCTACAACCAATTACACGCTTGAGCAAAGTTCAAGTGGAAATTTAACTGGACCTAATGCACCTTATGCTGACGGTTGGTATATTAAATTTACATCAGCAGTGCCACTTGGAAAACCTGTAACTGTTATTCATAATTTTGACAAGTAAGTTATCTTAACAGTAAATAAACCCCTCAATCTGATAAATATTATTAATGCGGAATGTCTTTTCTTGCAGGACAAACTGTGGTCAACCCGCAATGCAATGTGGTTGGTGGGACAGGATCCCCGTTTTGAGGAGCAACTATGAGCATTGGTCGTATTTCCGGGCAACTCTTAAAATCAAATCTACAACGTGATGGTGTAGATTTAGCATTTGAGACAGACTTACTTTATTTAGATGTAATAAATTCTCGTATTGGTATCAAAACAGACTCTCCTAGTTATGAAATTGATGTAATAGGTACAATTAATACAACAGCATTGATTGCTGGAGAAATATCTGTTGACGATGTTAACATTAATGGATCAACTATTAAAACAGTTTTAGGTGACATCAATCTACAACCAGCTACTGAAACTGATAAAATAAATCTTAATGGTGATGTTGAAATTATTGGTTCATTACACGCAACTGGTAATATAACTGCTGATGGTGACATTACACTAGGTGATGAAAACACTGACTCGATTATTTTTAGTGCAGATGTTAATAGTGATATAATTCCTAATACTCCAAATACTTTCGACATCGGTACTGAAATTAAAACATGGAAAACAGCGTATGTTGAAAGTATTGACACTACTTCATTAACACTTGGTGGGCAAACAGTAACTGAATTAAGTATTAATGAATTGCTAGATGGTGTTAATGATATCCAAAAGAATTTAGGGCTTGGGTATAGAACCTATTCCGATGTTAATTTTACAGGAAGTGGTAATATTGCTGTTGGTAACGATGCATTACCTAATGTGACTGATGGCAGTGACAATGTTGCAATGGGCAATGAGGTTGCAAATATACTGACTGAAGGATCTAATAATATTATTATTGGAGCCAACGCTGAGCCATCTTCAGCTGTAATAAATAATGAAATTACATTAGGTAACATAAGCTCAACTAATTTAAGAATTGTTGGAATGAATTTTTACATAGATGATGGAGATGTTTTAATTGGTACAGATCAAAATTTAACAAATAATAAACTTCAAGTTTCAGGAAATGCAGATGTTGACGGGACACTTACTGCTATTGAACTATCAGGGCTAATTGATGGTGGGGTTTATTAAGATGAAGAATAAATTTATAATGAATGAACACAGAGGTTGGGTCAAATGTCAAATATCCTATTAAAAAGAAGTGCAGTTCCTGATAAGATACCAAGTGTTGAACAGTTGGACCTTGGTGAACTTGCAATCAATACATATGACGGTAAAATCTTTATTAAAAAATATCAAGAATATTTTGATGAAGCATTACAAGAAACTGTAACTGTTGAAGATGTTGTTGAGTTTACCTCACATATTTCCGTTGAAAATACGCTATACGTTCAAAAATCTGGTAATGATAAAAATGATGGCACATCATGGAGCTCTGCATTCGAGACTATCGAAGCAGCAGTTGCGGCGGCAGCAGTCCGTGATACGTTAACATTGATTGATGTTGGGCCAGGTACATATCTATCTAAAGGGCACATTGACGTATCTGATAATACTGTGATAAAGGCCGTTTATCGATCAGTTTTTATAAGACCAGAACCTGGATATGAAGAACGTAACGTATTTCGTTTAGGTTCAGGTTGTTTTATTGAAGGTTTTGTTTTTGAAGGATGGAGGTTGGATGATCTAGAAAATCCTACTGAAGGGTTTGCAGCATGTTTTAGACCTGGTGCTTTTATTACTCGTGTTCCATATGTTCACAAAGTTGCAATAAGAACTGTTCCTTATTGGACCACTGTGGCACCTCCGCTGGATAGGGAAAACGCTAATCCATTAGTAGGACGAGGCGCAGGGGTTGTACTTGCAGATGCAGCAGTTATTAGTCCTGATAGTGTATTTCCCAACATTATGACATGGGGTGCTACTCCTGTTTCACATAATGGAATTGGGTATTGTGCCAAAAACGGAGCATTAATAAATGCTGTTAATGCGATTAGTATATGGGCACATATACATTTTTACGCAATAGATGGCGGACAGATTGTACTATCATCATGTTCAACCCAGTTTGGTGATTACACACTGGTATCCAAGGGCACTAAAAAAATAATTAACCCGTCTGAAGTTGATATAGCATTAACACCCAATCAATTAGCAAGTGATGCTATTACCGCATCTTCATCTACTATAATTAGTAGTTTAATAAATGAATTAGAAACTCAAGGATTTACAGATAACTGGCCAGAATCTTATACAACATTAACTGAACGCGATGCTGGACTATTTTTACAATCAATGTCTTGGGTGTTGGCATCTGCGAATGAACAACCAATGTTGGATTTTTCAAAAGGTTTATTTGATGTTAAAGGAAATAGAGCATTTACATCAATTCCATATAATTATGATAAATGTTATCGTGATACTGGGTTAATTACTGAAGCAATTGCATATGATTTGGCATATGGTAGTAACTATAGAAGTATTAATGCTGCACTTTCTTATTATAGGGCATCTGCAAATAATGTTTTAACAACTCAGTTATCAAGCACTATACTTGCATTAGAAAAGCAAAAAACATTGGTATTGGAATATCTATCAGGTACTTCATTATCTAGAGCTAATGCACTATTTAATGAAATTATTGATATTATAACTAATGGAAATGAATCTGCTAATGATTATATTTACCCTGACCCAACCGGATACGATAGTGGATATTTCGAAGCAAGAAGATTATTAGTTTCAAATAAGATTTTTATTCAAGATGAAATAGATGCATGGATTGCAGTCCAAATATCAGGAAATATATCACCATTTACGACTGAATTTACTTACGATGAAGCTGCGTGCCGCAGGGATGTGGGATTAATTGTTGATGCGTTGGTGTATGATATCACATATGGTGGAAATTTAGAAACATATAATTCAGCTGTGGCATATTTTGTTGGAACAACCAGTCAACTAGGTGATGGTGAAAAGGCGGCAACTCTTGCAGCATATACAAGATTAAAAAATATCCTAGAAGACATTCTGCAAGCCAATGCAATTGTAAGATCTTCTGGAAACACTACAGTTCAAGACACAAGTGGTACTGCTGGTAGTTTGTCAGCATCTTTATTTGCACAAGATAGAATTCAAGAGATATATAACACTATTGATTTAGATGGTATTCTACCAACTAAAATATTACCAGATATGACTTGGCCAGATGATGAATTTACAATTTCATTTAGTCTGTTAAACAATAATACCACAAATATATCAAATGATGTAATGTCATACTTGAGCACTATTGAAACTAGTTATGATTACGATAAGAGTCATAGAGATGCATTACTTATCAACGAAGCCATAGCATATGACATGCTGTTTAACAGTAATTATAGAACCATAAATGCGGGTCTAGCATACTATAGAGCATCTTCCAATAGAGTGGTTACTGAGTTTAAAGCCGTAACTTTGGAAGCGTTGGGTAGACAAAAAATTACATTTGGGAGTTATTTAACTGGTGCATCATTAATCAGAGCCAATTCATTATTTGACGAAGTCATTGATATTATAACAAATGGACCCAGTGCTGCCGATGCATACTCATTAATAGATCCAACAAGCTATGATAGTGGATATTTCGAAGCAAGAAGACTTTTATTGGCAAATAAAACATTTATCCAAGATGAAATTGAAGCATGGATAAAATATCAAATAAGCAATACTATTGTACCATTTAATGAAACCCCCTTTACATATGATGATGTTGTTTGCAGAAGAGATATTGGGTTAATTATAGATGCTATTGGTTATGATATTATGTTTGATTCTAACGCTAGAACATTAACGGCCGCAACTTCTTATTATAGAAATGCAGCTATAAATGTAACTACAATACAAAAAGAAGCAACAGTGTCTGCATTTGAACAATTACGAACTTCATTACTTGGTATAGTTACTGGAAATATAATTGCTGAAAATAAAATAAACGATTCTATTGACATCATGGTTAATGCACTAGAGGATGGATTAATTTCATTGCCAGATAAAGTTATAACTGACCCCACTGGTGGTACAAATAATTCCAGCGACGCTGGATATTTGAATGCAAGAACGTTGATAGAGCTTAATAGGGAATTTATAAAATTAGAAATTCAAGGTCATATTAAATATAATAATCCAAGTGTTTTTGCATCATATGACGAACAGGCATGTTTGCGTGATGTTGATTATATTTTAAATGCAATATATTATGACATGACATATGGTGGAAATTTAGAAACAATTATAGCTAGTAATTCTTATTATTCTGGTACAACTTTACAATTAGGGGATGGTGAATTCTTTGCCACTATATCTGCTTACGAGTATTTAAAAACATTGTTATCAGATATTTCAACAAATACTGTAATTTTAAATCCATATCAGACTTATAAAACACAGAAAACAAATACTGAAGATGGAAGTGCTGCTGCTGCACTCGCTGCAAGTGATTTAGTGGATACACTAATTTCAACTATTTCAACAGGAACCCCGCAGAGTGAAGTTTTACCAGACACTAGTTGGGTTAACACAACATTAGTGACTGCATTTAATGATTTACAGTCAAATAAAAATTCAGTACAAACAACTATTACAGATTATATAGATTCAACTTATGTTTATGGATTCTTTGATTTTGTATCATGTAAACGTGATGTTGGGTTTATAATTGATGCAATTGTATATGATATCACGTATGGTGGAAATTTAGAAACATATAATGCAGCTATATCATATTTTGTTGATAATGCTTCACAACTTGGACCAACAGAAAAAACAGCAACACTAGCAGCATACGCAAGACTTAGATCTGTAATTAGTGATGTACTACAAACAATAGTAGTATCTCCAGTGTTCACAACAACAGCTCAAGACACAACAGGAAGTCCTGGCAGTTCTAATGCAATAACATTTGCGTTGGATAGAGTTACTAATATTACAACCACTATAAGTACAGATGGTAATGCACCAGTAAAAATTCTTCCAAACACCTCTTGGCCTGATGTTGAGTTTCAAACATCTTTTGCAACGATAAATAATAATACAATACTAATAGCAAATGATGCATTGAAATATATAAATGTAGAAAATAAAACACTGTTGGGAGCATTTGTGTATGCGTGGGAATATATGAGAGACCAAATCAAAGCATTGCCAAATCTTGATCCAACTGCTGATACTATAGTTGATGAATTGGTGGATGCTCTCATACGAACAGTATTAAGCCCGTCAAGGGTTTCATTACCATCAGTTATAACAGCAATTGGTCATACTTGGACTGGAATTATGGCAGGGGTGGCCTTAACTAAAATCCCGCCTGCATACAACACCACAGTTATTGAGGAAAGTATTCTTGAATTGGACAGTGGCACTGTTATTGCAAGTGGGCAAGATGACCAAGGATCTGCACTCTTTATTGGTGGTATGAAGATTGATGCTGATACTGGAGAATTGTCAGGACCACCATTTGATACAGCAGTTAATAGAATTGCAACAAGAGCAGCAATTGCAAGGAGTTTTTAATAATGGCTAGAATTACATGCCGTACACCATCAACTGGAAAACCAACACGAATTAGTTTAGTAAACGTTTCTAACGTATATACAACTATTTCAGAAGCACCGGATTTTTCACTACCAGATACATCTAACAAATTTACTGAAAGAGATCCAGTTGATGATGCTAGAGCAATACGTCCTGGGGAAATATTTTTTCTCACTCCGTTGTCTGCAAAAAATAAAGACACTGTTACACGTTGGGTGGAAGTGAAATTATTAACTGAGGAAGGATTATCCATAGATTTTGGTAAGGTTGAAGTGCCTGCAGGTGATACTGCTTATATCCCAGTACAAGGCAGAAGCTTGTTCAAGCGGGTACCAACAGGCACATTTGGGGATAGATTACAGGTTAGAGCTGAAGTTCCTGATATGTTTGACGTATGGTCATCAGCTGAAGAAAAATTATCAAATGAACACACAGGAGTGGTATAATAGATGTCAAAACTACTTTCTGATAGAGTTAAAAAAACTCCATCAACTGAAGTTCCTACCGATCGGTATGAATTTTTAAGACTATCTGATACGGAACCTGATCTTGGTGTCCCGGGTTCAAGTGGATATGTATTAACTTCAGATACTGTTGGAAATCGTGAATGGATTGATACTTCTGTATTACTTGGATATACTGGTAGTGCAGGATATACTGGTAGTCGTGGATATACTGGTAGTGCAGGACCTGTGGCAGGAACCACAGGTCAACTTGTCTATAATAATAATGGAATTGCAGCAGGCGCGGAAATTTATTATGATAATGTTAATAACAGAATAGGGGTTAATACAAATACACCATCTACTACTTTTGAAGTATCAGGTGATGCGTCAATAAGCAATGCTCTTGAAGTTGGAGAGTATCTGGACCTAAATACAACTTTATCTCCAGCTCATAATGAAGGTAGAATATTTTATGACGTAAATGCAAAAGCACTTGCGGTTTATAATAACGAAGCTGACATTACAATGCAAGTTGGTCAAGAGGAATGGGTCAGAGTTTTTAACAATAGTGGTAACGACATCACAGATGGTTCGCCTGTTTATATAAATGGAAATTATGCTGGAGTCCCAACAATTGGATTGGCTGACGCAACTTCTTATGTCAAGCATGAACTAATAGGGCTTGCAACGCATACTATTGAAAATTCAACATATGGGTTTGTCACCGTTAGGGGAGTGGTTTCTGGAATTAATACTAGTACATTGACTGCAGGACAAACAGCCCATGTTGGTATTACTTCTGGAACATTACAGACTCCAGTACCAACATATCCATACTGGGCCTCTGAAGTTGGAACAGTGTTAGTAAGTGATACAGAAAACGGAAGTATTTACGTTAATATCACTCACTATGGTATAGAAACTCTACAAACTGAATATGATGCAAGGATAGGCGGTGATTTAACTGTTGCAGGTGACCTGACTGTTTTGGGCACGCAGTCAACTGTTTCTATTAAAAATTTGGCAATTGATGATGCATTTATTTACACCAATTCTGGGGATACTATTGGTTTCGATAATACAATTTTTACTGGCAGTGGGTTAGATGATGCAGTATTTAATGGACACTACGAAGGAGAAACAGTCAAACAATTCCACGTAAGAATTGATGGTGTGGGCACAGGTACTGGTGGGGTTGATACATTTGAATGGAGTTATGATAATTTCTCTACAACTGAAGCAACTGGTGTAGATATTGATAGTACAAATCAATTATTATCTGATAATATATCAATAAACTTTAATGCCACAACTGGGCATACATTAAATGATACTTGGAATGGGTCAGCTGCACCGTTAAATGTTGATACAGGTTTAGTGAGTAATCGAAATACTGGAACGAGTGGTGTAGGATACACGCATTTAGGTATATTTTTTGATGTAACTGATCAAAAATTTAAAGTATTTGATGAATATGCACCAGAACCGACTGGAAATATTGATGTTAATGATTCTTCATTCAGTCTAGGTATTTTTGTTGCAGAAACTTTTGAAGGTAATTTAATTGGCAACGTTACTGGTAATGTAAGTGGAAGTTCGAGTAGACTAACTACGCCTAGAAATATTGAATTAACTGGTGATGCTACTGGATTTGCAACTTTTGATGGGACAGCTGATGCTATAATCAATGTTGATGTAAGCTCAATCACTGGAGATTTAACAGTAGATGGAAATATTGACATTGTTAGTTTAAATATCTCTGCGTATGGAGAAGTAATTAATAGCAGTGGACAATGGGTTGGAGACCCTGCTGATTTACGTGGATACACTGGTAGCGTTGGATATACTGGTAGTGTTGGATATACTGGTAGTGTTGGGTACACTGGTAGTGTTGGGTACACTGGTAGTGTTGGGTACACTGGTAGCGTTGGGTACACTGGTAGTGTTGGATATACTGGTAGTGTTGGGTACACTGGCAGCGTTGGATATACTGGCAGCATTGGATATACTGGCAGTGTTGGATATACTGGTAGCGTTGGATATACTGGCAGCAGGGCATCATTGCAGTGGGATCTTAAAGTTGCCAATTATCTTGCAATTCCAGATGATGCAATAATTGCAAACACAAGCTCTGGATCTTTTACAATTACACTTCCAGATTCTCCACAGCTTGCGGATACTATAGTTATTGCTGATGGGGCAGATTGGTCTATAAACAATTTATTTATAGATAGAAATGGTCAAACTATTGAAGGCGCATCTGAAAACGTTATTCTTGATATTGCCAATGTCAAAGTTGATTTTGTTTATGATGGGACTACTTGGCAATTTTACACGTCGATTGGTCCAAAAGGATACACTGGCAGCGTTGGGTATACTGGATCACAAGGCCCACCAGGAATTACTGGTGGTGAAGGTGGTGTAGGTCAACAAGGATATTCAGGAAGTGTTGGATACACAGGTAGTCTTGGGTATACTGGAAGTGTTGGGTATACTGGTAGCGTTGGATACACTGGAAGTGTTGGATACACTGGCAGTGTTGGATACACTGGTAGTATTGGATACACTGGTAGTATTGGTGATTTGGGATATACTGGTAGTCTTGGGTATACTGGAAGCATTGGGTATACGGGCAGCGTTGGATATACTGGAAGTCTTGGCGAATTGGGTTATACCGGTAGCATTGGTGACTTAGGGTACACTGGCAGCGTTGGATATACTGGTAGTGTTGGTGATTTGGGATACACTGGATCACGTGGAGAAGATGGGATTATTGGCCGTGACGGTTATACTGGTAGTCGTGGATATACTGGTAGTCGTGGATACACTGGAAGCATTGGATATGCTGGCAGTGTTGGTGAGTTAGGATACACCGGTAGTCGTGGATATACTGGAAGCGTTGGGTACACTGGAAGCAGGGGAATTCAAGGTGATCTAGGATACACAGGTAGTCGTGGATATACTGGTAGTCTTGGGTATACTGGCAGTGCTGGTTATGCTGGTATTGATGGGTATACTGGTAGCCTTGGGTATACTGGAAGCATTGGGTATACGGGCAGTGTTGGATATACTGGCAGTGGTGGCGATTTGGGATACACTGGGAGTAATGGTGACAGTGGTAGCGTTGGATACTCTGGAAGTAATGGATACACTGGAAGTGTAGGAACAAATATATACAATAGTACAGTTCCACCATCAGCACCAATGAATGGACAACTTTGGTTTAATACAAGTGATGCAACTATATCAATATGGTATGTTGATGGCAATGGCACTGGGCAATGGATAATAGTTAGCGGACCAAGCGGACCGATTGGTTATACTGGTAGTCGTGGATACACTGGAAGCGTTGGATATAGTGGAAGTTCTGGAAATGCCGGTGATATTGGATATACTGGTAGCAAGGGTGATATTGGCAGTCTTGGATACACTGGTAGTATTGGATATACTGGCAGTCGTGGTGAGTATGGGGTTGTTGCTGAAGTAGCAGATGCACCTCCGACACCTGAAACCATTGGGCAATTGTGGTATGATACAAATGATGGGACTGTAAGTGTTTACACTGGAAATGAATGGGTGGTCACTTCTGGACCAGCTGGCCCAGAGGGAAATCTTGGATACACTGGCAGTCTTGGATATACTGGCAGTGTTGGATCTACAGGTTATGCTGGGTCACAAGGGGAAGATGGAGTAGATGGGACTATTGCTGAAGTAGCAGATGCACCTCCAACGCCTGCTACCATTGGACAATTGTGGTATGATACAAATGATGGGACTGTGAGCGTTTATACTGGAACTGAATGGGTGGTCACTTCTGGACCAGCTGGTCCAGACGGCAATCTTGGATACACTGGCAGTCTTGGATATACTGGCAGTGTTGGTGATTTAGGATACACTGGATCACAAGGGGATGATGGAGTAGATGGGACTGTTGCTGAAGTAGCAGATGCACCTCCAACGCCTGCAACCATTGGACAGTTATGGTATGACACAAATGATGGGACTGTAAGTGTTTACACTGGAACTGAATGGGTGGTCACTTCTGGACCAGCTGGTCCAGACGGCAATCTTGGATATACAGGTAGCCTTGGATATACTGGCAGTGTTGGATCTACAGGTTATGCTGGGTCACAAGGGGATGATGGAGTAGATGGGACTGTTGCTGAAGTAGCAGATGCCCCTCCGACACCTGCAACCATTGGACAATTGTGGTATGATACAAATGATGGGACTGTAAGTGTTTACACTGGAACTGAATGGGTGGTCACTTCTGGACCAGCTGGTCCAGACGGCAATCTTGGATACACTGGCAGTCTTGGATATACTGGCAGTCTTGGATCTACTGGGTATACTGGGTCACAAGGGGATGATGGAGTAGATGGGACTGTTGCTGAAGTAGCAGATGCCCCTCCGACGCCTGCAACCATTGGACAGATATGGTATGATACAAATGATGGGACTGTAAGCGTTTATTCAGGTTCCGAGTGGATTGTTACTTCTGGATCAGTTGGTCCAGACGGTAGTCCTGGATACACTGGTAGTAGTGGGTTTTATGCTGATACTAGCGACATTGCACCAATGGTAATTGATGATGGTTATATGTGGTTCAATACAGAAGATGGAACACTTAGTGTTAATTATGAAAGTAACTGGATTGTCACTTCTGGTGCGTCTGGACCACAAGGTGTAACTGGATACACTGGATCTCATGGAGCAGATGGCGAAGATGGAGCAGATGGTTCGCCAATTGGTGGTATTGTAACTGTTACTACTAGTAGAAATATAGTTTCTACTGATGCAAACCAAATGTTGTTATCCACAGCAGCTAGTGCAATTACTGTAACTATACCTCTTGATTCAACTTATGATTTTCCTATAGGAACAGTGGTTCATATAACTCGTGACGGGGCAGGCAGTGTTACTATTGCAAACGAGATTGGTGTGACTACTCGTATTAGAAATGGACTATCTAATCAATTAGCAGTTCAATATTCAACTGCAACGGCAGCAAAAATATCAGCAAATTATTGGTATCTATTCGGAGACTTGGCATAATGCTTAACGCTATTACAACAATTTCAAAACCAAAACATATAATTAGCGGAGGCGGTATTTCGACTTCCGTCATAAATGGTGTAATTTATAATGTACACATTATAACTTCTTCTACTGACATATCTGTTTTAAGAAAAGGTGATGTATCAAATCCAGATTTAGAATATTTGGTAGTTGGAGGCGGCGGCCGTGGTGGTAGTATCGGACAAACCAACACTTATACTCCAGGTGGCGGTGGCGGTGGCGGTGTTAGGGACAATGTAGGAAGTCCACTAACGTTAAATACAGGAGCATATAGTGTAGTTGTAGGTTCTGGTGGAGGCGGCAGTTCATCGTTTAATGGATTAACTGCCAATGGCGGTGGCGCGGGTGGTTCAACAGGGTCTGGAGGTTCTGGAGGTTCTGGCGGCGGCGGTGCTGGATATACTTCAGGTGTACAAGGCAGCGGCGGATCTGGAATATCAGGGCAAGGATTTTCTGGAGGTTCTGGGTATGGAAATGGTAATGGTAACGCTAGAACAGGCGGCGGCGGCGGAGGAAGCGGAGCATCTGGTCGAAGTGGTGGGTTTGCAAGCCCTGGTGGTGGTGGCGCTGGAAAATTGGTTAATTTTAGAGGAATAAATGATAGGTATGGCGGCGGCGGCGGCGGCACTGGAAGTTCTAATGTTGGAAATGGTGCGGGCGGTGCCGGTGGCGGAACATCTGGTGTTTTTTTATCAACATCTTCAACTGGTGGATTTGGTTTAGGTGGAGGATCTGGCGGAGCAAGAGCGGGATCAGCTGGTCAAGGTGGTCAAGGTGGTGTATATGTGAGGTACATAAGATGAAATATCAAGCAAAAATAGAAAACGGTGTTGTAACTGATGTTATAGTTATGGATGATAATTTTATTAATTCTATAGAAGGTATCTGGATTGACTATACAATAAATGATGTTGTTAGTGTCGGTGATACATACAACATTGACGAAGGGTTTAGGTCTCCCAAGCCATTCAGCAGTTGGATTTGGAATAAAACCCAAAAATATTGGGATGCACCAGTTGTATTACCAGACGAAGAAAACATATATGAATGGGACGAGGGTTCTATATCATGGATTATGACCTATAAAAAGGTATAAATATAAATAATAAACAAAAAATCAAGGTGACTAAATGACAATATTATTCCCAGATATCTCGCAAAACCAAAATACGGTTTTTAATTTAAACTTTAAAGGTATGTTACCTAGAGATCGAGATCTGGTATACAAACCTGAATTATTAGTATTTAGAGATAGAACAGATAATACAACAATATCAATTGCAAATACTGGCGAGGGGTTTTTACAAGCAACTCCAGGTGAAACATTATATTCAGGAAACGGTGGGTATCTTACTACTACATATCATTCTGGACTTAGTTTTGGAACTAATCCATATACGATAGAACTATTGATCTCATTGCCCACATTTAGAACTGATGCCGTTGCAGGATTAATAGCTGTTGCAGAAGCTGCTTCGGGAAATAATTGGCAACTTATTGTAGATTCGTTAAATAGACCAGTTTTTACTCATGGAACAACCTCTGAAGTAGCATCAGCTGCTATGGCAATTGATGCGGTTGTGCATATTGCAATAGTGCGTTCAAGTACAGCAACAAATGATACTGTGATGTATCTAGATGGTGTTGCAGTCAAAACATTCACTGATGATGTTGATTACACCTACACTGCTGGCTTGAATATTGGTGCAGCTCGGGATAATGCTAATCCTTTAATTCAAGGATATATAAACGATATACGTTTATCATCTGAAGCAAGATATACTGCTGAATTTACACCACCAACCAAATTTCAATATGTTGCGATGGGTGATTTATTTCAATATCAAAATAGGATTTATGGATGGGATGGATTAAAATGGCGCAATAGAGATAGGTTTGTTCCTACAGTTGTCGGCGAATATCGTAATTATCAATCTTATACAGCAAATTCAAATACTACTACTATTGACACTTCGGTTGCTAATTTTATTGAAGTTAATTTGGATGCTGGAATAGAAACAGAAATTGTTTTAGAAAAAGAATCTATATCGCAGACGAGCTTATTGAAGGTGGTGCCAGTCTTAGTTCTAAGTGGGTGGGATGTTAGCAATGCTTCTTACGAAGCTGGAAAACTTAAAAGTGTAACTACAGAAGAAACACTACCACATTGTTTATTTTTCAAACCCGATGGCACCAATATGTACATTGTCGGCGGAAACAGCGATTCGGTTTATCAGTACAGTCTATCAACGCCTTGGGATGTTAGCAGTGCTTCTTACGAAGCTGGAAAACTTAAAAGTGT